TATTCAGCAACTTGTAAAACTCTTTACTCAACCTTCTGAGGGTCACTCTGGGGATGGTATTGCTGTTATGTGTGGTCACCCTGAAGTACTGATGAAGACCTTACGTGATTTTCGTCAGATTGAACCTACTCGTCAAGTATTGGTAATCCTAGAAGATATGGACGCATTGATAGAAACTTATCGTGAAGCTGACTTCTTGAACATGCTAGATGGGGAGTCTCAACTACAAAACATAGTTTATGTAGCTACAACAAACTACCCAGAGCGTTTAGATAATCGCTTTAAAGATAGGCCTTCTCGCTTTGATACCATTCGCAAGATTGGAATGCCAACTGATGCAGCTCGCAGAACCTATTTACGTGCCAAGATGCCGGACCTTGAAGAGGTTGTTCTTGAGGAATACGTAAAAGGCAGCAAAGGTTTCTCTGTGGCGTACCTGAGAGAACTAATTGTTCTCACTCAGTGTTTTAAGCTTCCCTTAGAGGAGTCTTTGCATAGACTCACCACTATGCGTAAGAATCTCCCAGATAGTACCAAGGAAGGAAAATCTACGGTGGGATTTGGATTTGGCTCGGATGAATAAATTCAAAGCCTTTCGGCAGCATAATGAATATAAGTGGCTGCCTAAACATGGCAAAGCAATAAAAGTAGCAGATATGACAGATTCCCATATAGCCAACAGTATTGCTCTCTTAGAAAAAGCAGAGCAGCAAGACTGTGCGGCTTATATAGGTTTACTCACAGAACAACATAAAAGGAAACTTGCTAATGCTAAATTGTATAAAGAACTTGTTGGGAAAGAATACGAAGGAAGAAGCAGTTCCTACTCCTAAGAAGGTCCCAAAACTGGTTAATTTCTACTCATATACTATTAAGTATGCTAACGGGACAACTGAGGACGTGTATGGTACCAGGGCTTCCATGGATTTGGCCAAGATAGTTATTTATAACGAAATAGACTGTCCAGATCCTAATGAAAGTGTGTTCTATAGCCACCCTAGTTGCGTTTTGTCCGTAATTACTACCTTCTTGGACACAGTTGAATTACCCAAAGAACTAGTTTAAAATAGGTCTATGAACATTTGCAAACACACACAGCTTAATCAGTATTATAATCCAGAGGAGATCTCCGGAGACTAGGTGTTGCGTGCAAATGTAGTAGAATACCTAGCCCCGGACCAAAAATCCGGGGTTTTATTTTTACAAAGTAAATATGATAAAAATAAGAAAAGTATGTTATCATCGGGAGATGAATAAACGTAAACCAAAACCGAAGAATAATCCAGTTAAGCTAACCCTAGTAGGGCAGGAAAAAGTAACTTCTAACTACAGGGATATTGCAGCAAGGGGTTTAGAGAAGCAATGTGCAGATTGTCATATAACCGATCTAGTAGTAGTACACCATAAACATGGTCGGGAAGCTGGGGATGAATTATGGAACCTGGAATGGGTTTGTCATAACCATCATGGCATACGGCACATGAAGAAAACAGGGCGTGGCAAATGGGAATATGACTCCCATGTTAGAACGCCAAGAGATAAACTTCCTTTTTTAAGGAAGAAGATATTAGGTGGTTAAGGTGAAAAAGTTCCCTGAGCCAAGAAAGCCCAGAGTAGTAATGGAACCAGCTTGTCCTCCGCGACACTTTACAGTTGAGCAGATAAGAAAAGCAGTTCAAGAAGTAGTAAGATCACGGAAGAGTAGACTATTAAGGAGTTAGGACAGCCTGTAAAGCTGTTGCTTCGGCCCGCCTGGATCGTTACCAGGATCTTCCACCAGTTTAAGTAAGGATGCGCTGCTTGGGTAATGGCGCATTAAAAGAGTTCAGCCCCTGGAGAACTTATCCTTACTTACTAGTTTTACGTCCCGGTCGTCTAACAGGTTCAGGACACCAACCTTTCACGTTGGGAATTCGGGTTCAAGCCCCGATTGGGACTCCAATAAATAAGAGAGTACATTTAAGTACCAGAAAGTGCAGTAATCAAAGATAATTAAATCACAGAAAGAGCGCGGATATGAATGCAAATCAAGCAATAGAGGTTTTATCTAATAAAGGTTTAACAAAAGACGGTCACCAAGTACTCTCCTGTCGTTGTACGTGTGGTAAAATAGTACTTCATGTAGCGGAGGACATACTACACAAGCGTAACTTAGAGTGCAAATGCGAAACAGAATCAGAACGTACTTTTGATTTTGTTACTGAGCATAGCGCTAGTGAAGGACGGGAAAAGGATTTATACTTTATATTTGACACTCTACATAATACTAGGGTAGGACGATCCGCAGTTTTAAGTCAACGACTTGGTCAACACCAAGGTAGCAATACCGGCCCTATTCTTATGGCAAAAGTTTGGGTAGGTATGGGTAAATATGAACTTTATGTGCACAAAGAGTTGGAGGCTCGTAAGTATAAGTTGCATGGCGAATGCTATCGCAATATTACTCCGGATACAATCGATGAGGTTTTACCGGCAGCTATACTAGCTAAAGATGCTTACGATGCAAAAAAAGCTGCTCGAAAGAAATATAAACATAAACCTGGTTTATTTTTAAAACAACCAGAAGGTATTCTTAGTCTTTTAGACTAAAAAAAAGTAAATAAGCGGGTCGTCAAGTGGTTTAAGACACTGGGTTTTGATCCCAGCATTTTCGTAGGTTCGAATCCTACCCCGTTTGCACTAACAACAACTCCGATTAGGCTAGTCTGGTTTAAGTCGTCCGGTTTGGGGCCGGAAAATCGTACGTTCAAATCGTACATCGGAGACCAATAAACAAAGGAAAACAAATGAACAAACTAGACTTAATCACGGGATTAAAAATCCAAACACAAATAGACGGAACTAAATTGATTACTACGCTATCTTTTGAAGGCCAAGAGATTGACAAGTGTACTGTAGAACTACCCGGAGCACCAATTACTTCGTATAATTACAATACTATACTAGGTCGATATCTGCAAGATGGTATTAACGCCGGCTCTAATATCCCTACTGAGGCAAAAGTGTACTAGGAGATAAAAATGTTCATTCAAAACGTAGCAATGGCAGATATACCGAAAGGGGACCATATGGACGCAGGTGAAAGGGGTATGCTAATTCAGATACTTGATCCCTGTATGCAATTCCCTGTCCCAAAAGCAAAGTTCGAAATAGTTAAGCAATTCGAATTTTTGGATATAGAACCTGGTGGTACCAACAACTTTAAAAATAACGATTCAGCATTAGAAGAATTTGCTATGACTGAAGCACAGGCTAAGGAGATAGTAGTTCTACTAAAACAAGCCTTTGAGGAAAGACGCAACGTTGTAGTACACTGCTTTGCTGGAGTTTGCAGATCTGGTGCTGTAGCTGAAGTCGGCATAATGATGGGTTTTATCGATACAGAAAGATATCGTCAACCTAATGTTCATGTCAAACAACTTCTTATGAAGGAGTTGGGTTGGACTTATAATGAACAATTCGAAAGGCAACCATGAGTGTAATAATAGAATTAACGATGGAACAGTCAAGTGATCTAGTCTTAGCTAGCCTTAGAGAAGATTTAAAAATGGCTAATAATAACATCAAAGATCTTAGGAAAAAGGCTAAAATCAGAGAGCTCTCCGTAAAAGAGGAAGAGGACTTATCATATGATTTGGGACTCAAACAAGCAATAAAGGTATTGTTAGTTTACTACGGTGGTAATTTGGAGGAAAAATGCTAACAGGAAAGATTCATACAAGGCCCTCAACAAAAGAGTACGAGGAAAATTGGGATAAAATATTTGGTAAGAAAGAAACTGAAGAAAAAACAACAGAAAAACCGGAAGAGGACTGCAGGAACTGCGATAATTGTTCCTGCATCACAGACATAGCGGAAAATCAATAGGAAGCGGTATATGCAAGAAGAGAGTTTAGTTTATCGCCTACGGAAGAGGGCAGAAATACGTAGACAGATTAAAACACGCAAAAGTGTTAAAGAAGGAGCTCCGGATAGGATCTCCGATTTGTTGGAAGAAGCGGCAAATGAAATAGAAAAGTTGATAAAGGGGAGCGAGAATGGAAATGTACATATATTTCGCAATTTGTTCAATACTATTTTTAGGAGGACTGGTACTGGAAATGGTGGTACTAGAAAATGATCTAGTACCACAACTAATACTAGCCCACTTTTTTTTATGGTATACACCAGGAATAAACATAGTGGCTTTTTTTATGGCCATGTACCATATATACGGATACTGGGAGAAGCATAATAATAGGTATTAGCTTTATAAACTATTTTCTGGTATAAGTATTATGTAAGAATAACTTGTAACTCAATTGGTAGAGTATCCACTTAAACATGGAATGTTGAAGGATCAAGACCTTCCAAGAGTCCCCGAAAGGGGACTTGTTCTTTTATCCAAGTAGCTCAACGTTAGAGTCCTCCATTGTAGGAGTAGGTAGGAAGTTAAATTCTTCTCTTGGATATCTTGTAGTTAATCAGCTTAATAAGGAGGTATCATGTTCTCGACTTTGAAAAAAGCCGTATCGAAAAAGTTCTTCAGTATGCAAAAGCATCCTCTATTTAGAGTAGAAGTAGACAAAACCCTCCTTTGGGAAACCTACCTTAGTAGCTTTCCTTCTGGTACTGACCCAATGTACAAAAACCGCACTGAGCATGACTGCCAATGCTGTAAACAGTTCATCCGCGCAGTTGGTAATGTAGTTGCTATCATTGATGGTAAGATTGTTAGTATTTGGGATCTAGAGGTTGACAATTTCTATCAGGAAGTGGCTAACGGGATGTCTTCCTTGATTCATTCCTGTGCCCTGGAAAACGTATTTTTGCATAGTGAGCCTACCGCCGGTACTGACAAGAACTACGGTAAAAGGAAGGATGGCAGTATGGAAACTTACACCCACTTCTTCCTTGAACTTCCAAAAACTAGTATTGTAAACAAAAATGACATCGGAACCAGACTCGGAACACTACGCTCGTCTAAAGATGTTTTCTTACGCGCTTTGCAGGAATTGACTATGGATTCCATTGATACGGTATTGGAACTCATTAGCCAAAATTCTCTGTACCGTGGGGAAGAGCATACAGCTACAGTGAGGAACTTCCGCAAGGTTAAGGTAGAGTTCGACAAACTCGCCACTCCACAGAAAGAGATATTTGTCTGGAGTATCCTTCTAGGTACCCCTGCTCCGATCTTGTTTATCCGTAACTCTGTAATTGGTTCCTTGCTAGTAGACTTGTCAGAAGGTAAAGACTTGGAATACGCTGTTAAATCCTTCGAAGCCAAAGTAGCCCCGACTAACTACAAGCGCCCAACTACTTTGGTTACTAAAGGTATGATTGAAAAGGCTAAAGCTACCATAGTAGAGTTAGGGTTGGAGCCCTCTTTAGATCGTCGCTATGCTAACCTTGAGGATATAACTGTTAATAATATCCTGTTTGCCAATCGGGATGCTAAGAGGGCGATGGGGGAAGACGTTTTCTCCGAGATGTCAACTAAGGTACCAGAGAACTTAAAGAACTTCGATAAGGTAGAGGAGATCAACATTGAGAAATTCTTGCAAGAAGTACTACCGAAAGCCAACTCTCTGGAAGTCTTACTGGAGAATCGTCATGCTGAAAACCTGGTGAGTTTGGTGGCACCGGTTTATAAAGACGCTAAACCTTTATTCAAGTGGCCTAATAACTTCTCCTGGTCCTACAAAGGAGAACTTGCGGATTCTATGAAAGAACGGGTTAAATCTGCTGGCGGTAAGGTTGATGGGGATTTGCGTTGTTCATTGTCTTGGTTTAACTACGATGACCTTGATTTGCACATGATCGAACCCGGTAATAGTTACAAAATCTACTTCGCCAATAAATCCTCCCCCTCCCCTAGCGGTGGGAAACTTGACGTGGATATGAACGCCGGTGTGGGGAAATCTCGTAATGCTGTTGAAAACATTTGTTATCCTGACCGGAACTTGATGAAGGAAGGCATCTACACCTTAAAGGTAAACAACTTCGCAAAGCGGGAAAACGTGGACCTTGGCTTTGACATTGAAATAGAGTTTGATGGTACACTACACTATATCTCATATCCAAAACAAGTGGCTAATGGTTCTACGGTTGAGGTAGCCCAAATCAAGTGGTCTAAGAAGGATGGATTCTCCGTGGTATCTTCCCTGCCTTCTACTCAGACAGTGAAGACTATGTGGGGTGTTTCTACCCAAGCGTTCTATCCGGTGTCTGTTGCCATGATGTCTCCAAATCACTGGGATAATCATCCAGTAGGAAACAAGCATTATTTCTTCATGCTGGAAGGTTGTAAGAATGAGGATAAGGCTCGTGGTTTCTTCAATGAGTTCTTGTCAGAGGAGCTTAACCCTCATCGTAAAGTTCTGGAAATAGTCGGGACTAAGATGAAGACGGACAACTCAGACAAACAGTTAAGTGGACTGGGTTTCTCATCAACTCAGCGTAGCAGTGTGCTGTGTCGTGTTAAAGGAAGTTTTTCAAGAGTTGTTAAGGTAACATTTTAATTTAAAAAGGAGTAACAAATGAAGATACTTAAGGAAGCCAAGATCATCAACGAAACTATAGAGGAAATCGAAGAAGAGGGTTTCCTAGCTTTATTGGGCAAGCAAATTACCTGCTTCTGTGCCGTGTATATCTATACTGGCAAACTGGTTGGGGTAAACAAAACGTGCATTAAACTCGAAGACCCTAAGATCGTATACGAAACAGGATCCTTCTCTGAGAAGGCTTGGAAGGATGCTCAAGCCCTCCCTAATGATATGTATATTCAATCCTCTATGATTGAAGCTTTTGGCATAGTTAAGTAACAATGTACAATACTAAGCGAATCAAATACTGGTCAGGGTCAGGGTCAGGGTCATGGTCAGGGTCAGGGTCATGGTCATGGTCAGGGTCATGGTCATGGTCAGGGTCAGGGTCACGGTCAGGGTCACGGTCAGGGTCACGGTCATGGTCAGGGTCAGGGTCAGGGTCACGGTCATGGTCAGGGTCATGGTCAAAGATTTTTCGGTATCACAATAACTAGGAGGTTTTATGTTTCAAAAAGCATCTCGTCTCAAACTTCGTTTCGATTCCCCCAAGGGTCTGTTGACGGTAGAGGATCTTTGGGATCTTCCATTAACCAGCGAGATCTCAGCAAAGCCTAATATCAATGCTATTGCACAGGGTATTATTCGCCAGCTCAAAGCCACTCAGGAGGAATCCTTTGTAGCTAAGAAAGCTTCTGGAGATAGCATCCTGCAGTTGCAACTGGACATTCTTACAGTCGTTCGTGATGTTAAATTGGTGGAAGCTGAAACTGCGGCACAAGCTAAGAAACTGGCTGATCAGAAGCAATTGATTGGCTCATTGATAGAGCAAAAACGCAACGAAAAACTGGCTCAGACTCCGTTGGAAGAGCTGGAAAAGCAGTTTGCAGCGATGTAACAAAGTATCAGAGGGAGTGTGGTGAAATTGGTATACACAGTAGGTTTAGGTCCTGCCGCCGAAAGGTATGAGAGTTCGAGTCTCTCCACTCCCAGTTTAGTTGCAAAGTTCTAAAAATGTGCTAAAATAGTATTTGTAAATACCTCAAGGGAGGGTTTACAAATCTACTTACTTTTTATAAAGGAGCATATACCATGCATAACTTCGACGCTTTATTCTGGAATGCCTTTGTAGGCACAAGCCAATCAAATTACCCACCAGTGAATATTATTCAAGACGATAGAGATTTTCTTATCGAAATTGGAGCCTGTGGCTTTTCCCAAGAGGAACTAGATATAGACTATGATGGTCGTACTTTGGAGGTAACCGCTACAAAACCGGAGAAACAATCTGATTCCAGGGTTTATCATCAAAGTGGTCTCGCAAAGCGAGACTTCAAAACAACTATTGCTGTTCGTGGCCAGTATGACATAGGAGATGTATTTTTAGAGAACGGAATACTCTCTATACAAATGCTGGATAAGACCGAGCGTATTAGACCAAAGATAGAGGTCCGCGGTCCTCCCCAGGTCCCAAAGATCACCAAGAAGTAATATTTACAAGGGCCTTCTGGGCCCTTTTCAGCATCAATTAAAGAAGGATTATCATGTGGGAATTACTGTGTTGGGTTTTTATTGGGCATTCACATAAATGGGAAGTGTTACACACCTATACTGTTTACTCTGGGCCAACTAACGAGGGTTTACCATTAGGACATAAGTATACTCTACGGTGTATTCATTGCGGGGACATCAAAGTTTTTAACACTTATTAAGTTAAATGACTGTACGGGTCATTGTTCCCCATTTCCTTTAAACTAGGGTATAAGGTAAATACGAGTCGGAAGTGTTACGGTAGCACAAGGGTCTCCAAAGCCTTTGGACGGAGTTCAATTCTCTGCCGATTCGCCCCTAACAAATAGAGGATTCTATGAATATATTCTATTTTTCAGATAATACCAAACCAGGATTTCCTTACATTTTCGTTGTAGAGACAGACTCTGTAGAGTCTGCGGAAAAGGCTTTTAAAGAACAAACCGGAATAGATTTACACGCCAATGGTTATGGGATACACCTATTTATAGCCAGGGATCAGAACTTAAACACCAAAACTCTAAGGAAACTCTCTAAAGATGAAATTTTAGATGAGTTATCGCGTGAAGCACAATTACTAGGGATGTACGATGAACACAAAGTATTGTAAATTATATGAATTAAATCGTGGGGATAAGTTCAAGCTGGCTGAGTATGATATCTCAATACCACCTGACGCCCCTGAGCCTGATCTTAAAGGTGTCTATACGTTTGGTAATGTAGATGGGATGTACTCTACTAGCAAGGGTGAAGACGGCGAAACCTATTATTTTGCAGCATGGACTTTAGTGGAGAGAACATAATGTTACCAGAAATACTGACATTGAATTTACCAGATGATGTAATACTTGGATTATTCAGTAGCCATGCTACAAAACATTTTGATACAGCCAGCCAAACATTTCTCTTAGAAATGCAAGACAAGTCTGGGGATGAACTTTACAAAAAAGCAGGGGAAATGCTCCTTAATGCTATTATAGTAAATGTTATGGTGGAGGGTATACGTGAATTCGAGAATGGTAAGAAGACACCACAGGGAGAGACTGAAAAGAAAGAGGAAGATGGATTATTGGGGAGGCCATCTGAAAGACCCTCGCAAGATAGGTCTAGCTATTGATACCCCTAAACCTTGTTCCTGTTACAGGTGCTGCAATCTCAGGAGTAAACGCTCCTGGGATCAATCAGAAACTATACAAGAACAAAGTGCCAAACAAAAGGAGCTAAATGAAGATGACTGATTTTGTTAGTTTGAATTTAGAGATAAAAATATGTACGGAATGTCCGAATATTAGGTCAAATAGGGTATACACAGGTGACTCCTTTGAGAACCTACGTATGTATATCTGTAGAGCTGCTGGGGGTAGGGAGATCGGAACTCTAGACACATTTGAGAAACTTGAAAAGATTCCACAATGGTGTCCGCTACGATGACTAAATATTACATAACGGATTGTTTCAAAGATGATAAAACCAATGAATGGGATGCTATAGTAGTCCGAGGTCCTTTTGAAACTAGACAATCCGCCAATGACTACTTAGTATCTAATCCTAACTGCGCTGATATAGCTGTTGTAGTATCCGGAAATGATGACTGCGTGACAGAACAGAACCAAGAATACTACGAACAAAACCTCTTGGAGTGGAAAGAACGTAAGTGCGCAGTAAGGCAAAGAAGAGCAGAATACCTGAAAAACCTGGAGGCATAACTAGAATGAAAATTATAATAGGGCCATATATTAATTATTGGGGAGTTTATCATCTTTTTGGGTTATTATCTAAGGTAGGTTTTAGCAAAGAAACCACAGACCGCTGGGCAGAGAATTCCCCGGAATGGCTTAACCAAATCTTCCTATGGGTAGAGACAAAACGTAAAGTAACCAGAAAAATAGTAATTCATCCATATGATACTTGGAGTATGGATCATACCTTAGCTTATATCATCAAACCAATGCTAAAACAACTTAAGGCTACGAAACATGGTATCCCTATGTCTGCCTTCGAAGACTCAGATGGTATAGACCCAAAATACGGGGGTCCTTCCGAATCAGCTATGGTATTGGCTGAGGCTAGGTGGAATCTAATACTAGATAAGATGATTTGGTCCTTTGAAAGACTCAACGACGATGAGGAGTGGTTAGACCACTTTAAGGTAGGGGAAGCTTATAATTCGGAAGCTTATAAAGCTTACCAAGAGCATATATCCGAAGGCTTTAGACTTTTTGGGGAACACTATCAATCACTATGGGACTAGAAAATGAACTCGCATAAGTACAACATCATATGCCGCAGCCGCAAACTGATTAACACAGACCCACAACGCCGCTGCTATAACGGCTGTCACTACTCTACTAAGCTCATTTGGACTAAGTGGGAGTTACTTGACAGTACAATTACCTCCGAGAAAGCCGAACTACGAATTAAATTCTGGGCAGAACTTAACGATTACGCAGTGAGTCAGCGTGGCAACGTGGCAAAACGTGAATTCAAAATTATCGAAGTACCGGAAGGACTGACAGATGTTTAAAACATTTCAGTTGGGTGATTTAGTCTGCAAAAAATCAGGCGCGCAGTGGCATGGAACTATTGTAGGTTGGTACTCCACTACGCTCACCCCAGAAGGCTACGCAGTCGAGAGCTTAACAGAGCGTGGCAGCGTACAGATATATCCTGTAGGTGCACTAATAAAACTAGAGGAACTAAAATGAAAATATCCGACATAATCTTTTCAGTCATCCTGTTATCCGTCGTTGCTTTTTTCGTTGGCTACATCATCGGCTCACTCGAACAAGAGAAGGCAGACGCCCGACTTCTACGCATGGCACAAGGAGCTAAAGAATGAGTGAAATAGACC